TATATATGAAATGAAAAGTGCATGGGGTCCCGGGCCTCATCAACTAGACCAGCATTTACCCATGACAATGATTAACGAGGGAAATGGACAAAGAGGGAGACGAGGGATAGCTCAAGGAACAAAAATGATAGGTAGTAATTTAAGTGTAGATAGATTGGATTCAAATCGTCACTACACTCTACAAAATCTAATATTTATTAGATTTGATGAGAACGTCAGAAAAAATAGTACTTCCTATGAAGACTGTAAAATACAAATAAGATTGCACGAGGAACGATTTATTAAGATGAAACCGTATTAATAGATGAGCTTACATGAAAAGGTTATAGGGCGTGAGTAAAGAAAAAAGAAAAGGATGGGATGGTAGGTTGAGAGTAAGTAATGATACTTATCGAAAAAGATTTAATGAAATTTTTAATAAAAAAGGTAATGTGATAAATACTGAAGAGAGTTTTGTTAGTAAGGAATATTTTAAAACAGATCCGGATAACGAGGAGTATGAATGAAAAAATTTTTAGAATTTGTGTACCATTGGTCGAGTAAGCTGAATGTTTGGTCGTGGCAGAAACTATACGGTAAAAGAGACGATTTATATTATAAACAAAAAGATGAAAAAAAGTAATAAATACAAGTATATACTGGGAGCATTGATTCTGTAACATGAATGACTATAGAGTAAAGATTACAATTAGAAATGAAAGATTATTAGCAGCTATGGAAGGAATGGGGTATAAATCCGTCGCTGAATTTTCTAGAAGCCAAGGCTTAAATGGTGTTAAAGTTAGAGAAATTTTTAATGGAAAAATACCTCCTCTAGATAGAAAAGGAAACCCTAAAGAATTAACTAAAGAAATATTAGAAATTTTAAATTTAACCATAGAAAAAGCATTTACTGAAAAACAATTAAAAGGATTTAAAAAACATACCTTCGAAGTTAAAATAGAGGAAGAAAAATTATTACAAATAATTAGTCCAGCGAAAAACCAGGAAATTAAAGTTATAGAGCAAGAGGTTAAAAGCAAGCTTTCTGAAATTTTATCAACATTAACGCCTAGAGAAGAAAGAATTGTAAGAATGAGGTTTGGTGTTGGTATGAATACCGATCATACTTTAGAAGAAGTGGGACTTCAGTTTTCTGTAACGAGGGACAGAATAAGACAAATTGAAGATAAAGCTCTAAGAAAATTAAAACATCCAACTGTCGCTAGAAAATTAATGGAGGCAGGGGCTCAAGATGCTTTCACTAGAGTAAACTTTAAAAAATTAACAGCGATAGAAAATGAAACTAAATGATGAAAAAAAGTAATAAATTCAACTATATACAAGGAAAACAGATCACGGACCACGAATCAGGGACCAGGGTTTATGACATAGTTGGTACTAGACTTCCGTCTGTTACTACGATATTAGGCGCAACAAAAGATCAATCATTTTTAAGAAATTGGAAAAATAAAGTTGGACATGAAGAAGCAGAACGAATCAAAAATCTATCTAGTAGGAGGGGAACTTCCATGCACAAATTCCTGGAATCTCATATACAGGGAATTGGCTACGATGATCTTACGCCAATCGGATGCGCGGCGAAGCCCATGGCCAAAAAAGTTATTGAAATGGGTCTTACACCTGTTGAAGAATACTATGGTTCGGAAGTTATGTTACATTATCCTGGGTTGTATGCTGGGAGTACTGATTTCGTATGTCTACACAATGGTATGGAAACCATTGTAGACTTTAAACAATCGAATAGACCAAAGAAAGAAGAATGGGTTCAAGATTATTACCTACAAATAGCAGCTTATGCTATGGCCCATGACCATGTTTATGGTAGCAAGATTAGACAAGGTGTGATTATGATGTGTACACCTGATTTATATTATCAAGAATTTAAGATCCAAGACTCCGAACTACGGAGCAGGAAACACGGGTTTTTGAAGAGGCTAAACATGTACCATGAGTTGCAACACAGCGAAAAAGAGCAGGCGGACGTCCAAATTGCCGCATCTGAATTCACCAAATAAGGCTGAATTGTGTCACAATTGTGGCAGAAATGTGTTCAAACCTAGTTTAGAATCGTTCTAAGTACAGTTTGTATAGGTATGGTAAAAAAAATGAAAATAAAAATAAAAAGTACTCTAGATATTTTGTCTTTCTGTCCTTTTGGCTTAGAAGTGTTGGTATACAACAAAAATGATGGACAAAATGTATGAAAAAAAAGTGTACTAGGACAAATTATTTTGTCCTAACAGGTAGAATTTCAGATTCCCCGCGCGCGAGACAATTCATTGTTCTCTTTTTCTCATTTTTTTTACCATACCTATACAGATTTGAAGATGACTAAAGAAGATTTTTTTGATATGTTGAATAGAGTACATAATCCGGAATATTACTATGCCACGCAAAAAAATAAAAAGAAAATTAAATCTACATCAAGCCAGTCCAAACGACATACCGTTTCCAAAGGTAAGGGTCGAGTGGATCGATTGCGTAAGCGACAGTGGTTGGGCAAATGAAAAAGAGTTTGATAAAATGAAATTAGCCAGCCCGGTCAATGAAGGTTGGTTATACTCTAAAGATGATGAATCAATTAAACTATTTGCTTCTTATGATAAAGAAGATGATGGTAGTTTTAGTTTTGGAGATAGGACTATGATTCCTCGGGATTGGGTAAAGAAGATACAGAAACTGTAGATGGTTCTTCAACAGCTTCACCTTCAACAGTCTTTGCACCTAAAAGAGGTGCGTAGTCGTCTAAAAGTTGTTTCATTTTTGTTTCTAGCTCTTGTTCTGATAGGTCCTCTAGTTTACCTGTTTTTATTATTTTTCTGTCTATGTATAATCCTGCTGCCTTTCCACGATTTGCTTCAGCGTTTACAGCAGAAGAGAAACTTCCTTTTTTTAAAGCAGCTTCTCTAAGTCTTGCTAATTCTGCAACATGACCTTCATAGGTCACTTCAAACTTCCTTAATCTTTCTTCCTTCAATTTACCTATATGACGAACTACTAAGGGGCTAAGTCTTGGATTGCATAATTCCGATCCTTCTTGCCTACATCTTTTTTCAGAATAGCCAGCTAGTTTTGCCGCCTCACCTTGGGTGACTGGGCCATCAGCGCTACCGAATACTAAAAATTCAGCAAACCTTTGTTGCATCTCTGTTAATCTTTTAGGAACTCCCATATTGACAATTTAAGGTAACTCTTCTATAAAGTCAATATGAAAGATGATCGAGGAGAATCAGATTTAACTAAACAAATAGATAACTTGACAACTGAATTAAAAAGCGTAAAGGATTTGGAAGAGTCTCATCGTGAGTTTTACGGTAAACTTCAACAAGAACTTGAGGAATGTAAGAGAGATAATATTATCCTCTCACATGATAATGCAACGCTTCTTAATCGACTTCGAGAAGCAGGTTTGTAATGTTTGTAAAACACTTACAAGAATTTTTATCAAAGTTTACAGAGGCAAACAAAGCTGGCACCCGTCAAGGTAATGCAGTTTCGAATGCTCAAATCTATGTTGAAAAAGACGGACGACTTCATGAGATTAAAAGAATTGAAGTGCAAGATCAAGGTATAATTGGTCAGTCATCAATTCGGGTAGTTATTAAAACACAGGAGAAACAGGAAATTATTCTGCCACCAAGTCTTATGAAAGAGTTCTAAATGAATGTACCAGTCACCCTAAAAAACGCATGGGTCCAGAAGCAAAATTATATCAAAAAATTAAGAAAAATTCCGATGGAATTATATGGACAAGGCTTGAAAACCTTAGCCTTCTCGGCACTCCTGATCTATTGGGTTATAATAATTCTGGGCACTTTTTCACTGTAGAGCTTAAAGTCACGAAGGGGAACAAACTTAAATTTTCTCCACACCAAATTGCGTTCCACGTGAAACATCCTAACAATACTTTTATCATGGCCGAGGCCCTTGGTCCAAGGTCCTCGAAACATGTTCACATGTTCCATGGCTCAAGAATCATGGAGCTTGAAGCTTGCGGCTTGAAGCTTGATGCTTGCTG